AGGTGTCTCCGCAGGTGGTTGTTCAGCAGGAGGTGTCTCCGCAGGTGGTTGTTCAGCAGGAGGTGTCTCCGCAGGTGGCGTTTCTGCAGGAGGTTGTTCGGCAGGTGGCTCTTCAGCAGGCGGTTCCTCAGCGGGTGGTTGTTCCGACGTATCGCCCTCTTCTTCACTATCATCTTTTTCTTCCGGTTTATCTACGTCCGGTGGTGGTACTTTTGGGTCTATTTCATCGTCAACGTCGGGAGAAGTTACCTGATCGTCTATCGGGATCGGGTCAGCGGGTGGCGGTTCTACCCCTGTAGTCGGTTCGCTTGTAGGTAGCCCCCCTGTAGGAGAGTCATAGCTATATGTTCCAGCACTTCCTGCAACATCAGAATAGCCATCTTTTGCTTCTGACACGCCTGCTGCTTCTGCCGCAGCTTTTTCCGCTGCCCGTGCTTCCGCTGCCGCTTTTGCATTGGCTCTCGAAGTAGCTATAGCCGCTCTTACCGCTTCTTCTGCGTCCCTTCTAGCCTGCGCTACATTGCTTTTATACTTGTCTTCCGCGTCTTTCCTTGCTAGTGCTTCTGCTTTTTTAGCATTCTCAAGATCAACTCTTGCCGCATCTGCAATTTGTTTAGCTTTAGTGAGTCTGTTTCGTTTTTCTATCTTTGCTTGATCTATTCTTCTTTGGAAGAACTTACCTCTACCCGTCTTTCTATAGATTCTAGGTATACGGCGTAACTGTGCTTCATTAGCAGCTATAGTCCTATCGAGGTCTTCCATACCCACACCAGCAAGAAAGTCTGAGTAGGTTTGTGTTGCTTTTGCAGCGTTTGTCGTCGCTGTTTCTGTGGCACCTGTTGCGGCTATAACATCAGCATCTTCATCTACAGAAGACACATTAGCGGCGGCTGCAGACCCAGCAGCGGCTACAACTTCGTCGTCACTGCCACCTGCATTAACAGCGTCAGTTATTGCGCTATTTACGTCCTCATCGCCATCATCGTCATCACCAACAAGTGCGTCTATTACAGTGACTGCATCTAGTGCATCGCCACTAGCGTCGGCGTCATCTTCAGTAGCGCCAGCAGTAGTACCAGTAGTCAGGTTGTATATGACATTGGGGTTAACTTCACCATTTGGCCCTGCACCGGGGCCACTATATGTCCCCCCACCGGGTAACCCACTAGCGCCTGTAGCTGACGCTGCTGCCGCTTCTAAAGCCGCCCTAGATTCTTCATCTAAATACTGCTCTGCGTAACTTATACCTTTTGTGGTGGCTACTATGGAGCCTAATAGGTTTAAAGTTACTTTTTCAGCAATTGCTGCATCAGCTCCGGCACTGACTAACAAATTTTGAAAAGTGGCATTTATTGCTCCTTCTTTACCAAATATACCTGCAAAGGTAGCGGGAGCGTTTTTTATTGCCGCTGTTATTTTAGAACCTGCCGAGGAGAGGAACTGCCCCATTCCGGTTGAGCCAATATATTGAAATGCCATTGGGCCTAGTATGGCGGCTCCTATGAAAGCTGCGAAAAAAGGAGCTTGGTCTTTAAGACCCTCAAGAAAACTTTTTGATTGTGATATTTTGGGTCTGTGATAAGAACCGTACTGACCTATACCGCCCAACTGCGTGTAGTACCCTTGGTCGCTATTCATATGCAGGGTATTTTGCAGTCTGCCACCGTCCCGCTGTTCTTGGTAGTAGACAGGTGTTAAACCTACATTTAGCTCTAATTTTGTTCCGTCAGGTGTAGTGATAGAAGTAGGTATTTTGTTGTCTTCTATGTACGTTTTTATCTTTTTGTTATGGTCTTGCAGTGCTTTTGAGTAAGCAGCAAAATTTGTGTATATCGGGCCGGGGGTTTTTCTAAGTTCCTCTGACCTTATTCTGTCCGCCTCACTCGTTGCCGATGCACCTATCTCACTCCCCATACCTCCCCCTACTTTTATAGGGTCGTATTTAGGTTGCATGGCAGCAAAAGTTTTTAATTGTGTAAGTTGGTCATTAGATAGAGAGGTATTGTTGTTACCATCAGTAACAATGTTTTGTTCTTGCCAATCTTCTAGGCTAATGTTCCCGTAGCTAACATAACCACCACCTTCAGACTCAGTATATTCATCAGATATACTAGCCGTGATACCGTCAAGGTAGCTTTTACCCTCATCGCTATCAAAATACGCTTCTAGCTGTTCTTGTATTTGTTCTGGGGTAAGAGCCATTACGTAACCTCTAAGATACTGGCAACAACGTGCAGTCTATCAGCTGTGGCTGCTGTAACTTTTAATATCTCAGATTCTTGCACCACCAGCGGTGCCGTAAGTAATTCTACTGTGGTGTTAGCACCTACCGCTTTGACTTTAAACAGACTGAATACTGCGGAATCTGCGTCAGTAATAGTCACAGTAATAGTATCGGCGTTACCTGAGTCTTCTGATACGAGTATAGATTTAACAATAGCAGTGGTAGCTGTCGCGCAGGTGTAAAGAGTAGTCGCCGCCGTACTCGTTAAATCTTTTTTAGCATTAACGTAAGTATTAGCCATTTCTACAACTAACTAAGAAACCAAGCAGTAGCTTGTGCAGTGGGTGATACAGACGCATCGCGTATGCCTTTATCAAGCTGATTGAAATAAAGGCGTAATGCGTTGTTTATTTGGTTAAATGCACTTTCGTCATACTCTCTTGGCGGGTCTGGCAAGACAGGTGCTTTGAAATCTATACCGTAGCTGGTTCTATCTACTGCCATTACCTTCTCCCATCAGGGCGCATTTCTAAACGCGGTGACCCTAACTGCCATTTGACCCCGGCTTCGCTAGATTCTATCTTCAAAGCCAACTGTCTACCTCGTACTCGCAGATCCAACCTAGATGTAAACGCTTCGATAGGTGCAGTAGCTGTTCTGGTTATAGAACCTGTATTCGTGCCACCTTCAGAAGCGGGCGAATTACGCCCAGATCCAGAGTTTTGTGCTGCAAACAAGGACAGCGTGGCGCTGGGGCTGTCCACAGTAGACCCATCAAAAGTTACATCTGGATAGACCTTCTGTATAAACGCAAACTTATGCCCATCATCTAGGTCAAACTGTGCTGAAGTAATAAACGAACTAATACCTGCGTTAGTGCCTGTTTCGTTATCGTCTATACCATCTTCGTGGTTGACCACATTGTTATTGTAAGTCGCAGCTAACGGAAAGTCCCGTATGCCAGAATCTATCCACGCAGATCGGCTAAGATTACCGTAGTACCAAATGTTTTGTGCGTAGTTGTATATAACGTACCTACTGGCGGTTGTAGAACCAGATGGACAATAGAACCACCATATCTCACTAAACGCTTCGTTAGTGCCTGCAAACACTTGGTCATATTGTTCTGTATTAAAGTCGTTAAATATATAGCGTTTAACCGTGCAAGGTAGTGACTGCACCCTGCCATCGTATCGGTAGAATCCACCTACCCCCATCCAGTAAGCCACACCGTTTGCGTATGCTACGGATCTTGTAGACGCGATAGATAAGTTTTCGCCCACTGTTTGTGACCCCCAAACTGCAGGAGCACCTACGTACTGCAATGCGTACAACGCAGAATCAGTCCAGACTAGTATCTCTTGTCGGCCTTGTATGGCGGTTATTATTTCAGATCCTTTGGACAACCTAAGATCACCTGCTTGGTTAGTAGACGAAGGAGTCCAGTTGATTGCATTTTCTTGATCTGACCAACGTAACAACATTGGGTCTAGGTCTGTGCTGCCTAACACGTTAGTACCGAAACAAAACACAAAACGATTATCCGACACGAGCACAGTATTTACTTTTACAGGGACATTTGACGCATTAGTTTCACTGGACAGTAAGACACCACGAGTGGTCAATGCATCAGTTGCATCCCAAAAAAACAAACTGCCTCCACGAGCAGCGAATATAAGATCTTCACCGAAGTTAGATTGTGTCCATAGGCGAAGTGCATCCGTGCTTGTAACACCTGTGCTCCACGCACCAAGGCCCCATCCAGCAGCGCCCCAACCTACAAGTGCTTCTGCTACTGCAGGGCCAGTATTTATTTGATATGTAGCGGTTACAGAGCCACCGCCCGAAGCTGAAGAACTTGCGGCTTCACTAGCTGTTATGGTGTATGTATTACCTGTTAAATAGGTTATCTGAAACTCACCATTTAGAGTCAGCCCACCTACCGCAGAAGCACCGCTAAATGTAACAAAGTCATTATTTTTGTACCCACCATTAGCGTCTGTAACTGTGACTGTGGTAGAACCACTTACGGTAGTAAAAGGGTCTGTAAGCGATACAGCAGCGCGTATAGGAGTGATGTCGTAATACGTTCCACCCTGCTCTATATAAAACTTTAGATTAGTGCCTACACCAAGCAGCTTTTGACTACCTAGTGTCACCCAAGAGAATAAAGACCTAGCAATACCCAAAAACGAGTTAGTAGATATACGATTCCACCCACCTATTTTTTCCGGCATACCGGAGCGAAACCTTATTTTGTCGCACTCGTACCAACCACCCTCACTTGTGTAACGAGTGTTTTCTCTGTCCACCCCCGGTTTAAAGACCATTTTTTGCAACGGCATTACGGATGCGCTCCCGTGCGAATAATCTCAGTCACTTCAACGGCTCGGTTACCGACTTGAGTAGCCCACCGACTATCCATAAATTCATCGGCTGCAATATCAAACTGCTCACGGGACATGGCCTCTAATGCTTTTACAAAACCACGTAGTCTTGTAAGACCAAGGT